AAGAATTTTATAATGGAGTTTATGTAACATCATATATCTCTAAGGGCGCACAAGATACATGGGAGAAAGTTCTTGACGGAACACTTTCAGGTTTTTCAATTGGCGGAAAAATTAAAGAGTCAGATAATGAAATGAATAAGGCAACAGGAGAAACTGTAAGATTTATTAAAGATTATGATTTAATTGAATTATCAATTGTTGATTCTCCAGCAAACGAAATGTGTAATATTATTTCAATAGAGAAAATGAACGGCCAACTTGTATTTAAAGGTATGGCAGCAGATGTAGTTACAGAAAATATTTTTTATTGCGAAGAAAGCGATTCTGTTTTTATCTCAACAGACAAAACGTATTCTTCTCCAGTTACTGGAAAAGAAGCTACGCTAATTGGATGGGTCGAAAGCTCAGACATAAACAAATCAAAAGAGATAGATAAGATTCTTGCTTCATTTAAGAAGTCAAGAGTTCCGTTACCTGGAATACAAACAATAGCAAAACAGGTTAACGTACAAGGAGGTAATGAAGTGGAAAAACTAAACGCAACAGCTGAAGATTCAACAGTAGTAACTGTAGAAACAGCAATCGTTGAAGAGACCGTAGTGGCATCTGATGCCCCTGCAGTCGAAGATGCACCAAACACTGATAACTCAGTGGAAGATGCAGACTCTGCTTCTGTAAATGTCTTTAAGTCAGTTGATGCTCCTCAAGCAGAAGCTGCAGTTGAAGAACCTGATTTTGCAAAAATGTTAGTAGACCTAAAGGGATTCTTTGCAGATACTCTTAGCAAGGCTACAGAGGCAAATGCAGTACAGGTTTCAGAAATCAAAGAAACTGTAGAGACTTTTAGCAAGAGCGTAAATGCTCAAATTACAGAGTTAGCAGAAAAGCACAGTGCACTTAGTGCCGCTGTCACAGAAATAAAGGGCACCATTGATGGTGTTCAAAAGCGTGTAGATGCCGTAGAAGGCGATACAGCAATCAAGAAGTCCTCAGACCTTGGCGGGTCTGTTGCACCAGCAGTAAACAAATCAAAATGGAACGGTTCTTTCCTCGGTTCCGTAAACGAAATATTTAACTAGGGTAGGTGAAATAAAAATGAGTAATGAAACATTAGAAAAGGCAATCGCAGCAGGCACAACAGCCACCGCTGGTTTTGCATCAACAACTGGAGGAGCAGGAGTACACACAGCGTCTGAAAACGGCAACGGTGGTCTTCTTAATCCAGAACAATCAGCTCGCTTCCTAGACTATATGTTCGACGCAACCGTTATCGGTAAGGTCGCACGTACAGTTCGAATGAAGTCAGACACAACAGAAATTGATCGTATGTCAGTAGGAGAAAAGCTTGTTAAGCTTGCAACCGAAGGAGATAATACAGCCGCTAACTCAGCTGTAACTTTCTCAAAGATCTCTTTAACAACAAAGAAGCTACGCATGGACTGGGAGCTTTCAACAGAATCACTAGAAGATAACATCGAGGGTGCAGATCTAGAAGATCACATTGCACGTTTGATGGCGACACAAGCAGGAAATGACATCGAAGATGTTATTCTTAACGGTGACGAATCTCTAACAACCGATGCTCTTTACAAATCATTTAATGGTGTTGTAAAGAAAGCTAAGACCTCTGGTCGTGTAGTAGATGCAGCGGGTGTGGGAATTTCTCGTGCTGTATTCAACTCAGCGCTTAAGGCTCTTCCACGTAAGTACAAGCAACGTCGTACAGACCTTCGCTTCCTTGCAGGATCAAACTTGATCCAAGATTACTTATACTCTAACTCACAGAACATCCAGAACGTTACTCCACAAGATATTGCCTCTGGCATTATCCGTGGTGATGTTCCTGTTCTAGGAGGTCCTGCAGGATATGTAGCTCCATACGCATTTGGTATTCCAATCGTTGAAGTTCCACTTCTTCCAGAGACACAAACTGGTACATACGCAAGCCCATCAGGATCACACGGAGATGTCCACTTGACATTCCCTAACAACGTGGTAATTGGTGTAAAGCGTGACGTAACAGTTTACCGCTTCTTCTGGCCACGTAAGGACTCAATTGAGTACACAATGTATACTCGTGTTGGCGTTCAAATCGAGCAAGCAGACGCTTGGGTAGTTGTAAAGAACGTTAAGATCGCTTCCTAATTAGGAATTAATCTAAGAGAAGCCCCCAATTAATTTTGGGGGCTTTTCATTTTAATTATACAATGCTATAATGGTTTTACCTAGAAAAAGGAGTAATAAATGTCTTTTGACACATTAAAGGTCGGAGAGCTAAAAGCAATTGCAGAAGATTTCGCAGTTGAAACAGAAGGACTTAAGAATAAGCAAGACATAATTGCAGCACTATCAGAAGAGGGTGTTACATACGAAGTGTATACTAAAACACTAAAGGATGTAGAAGATGCAAAAGAGGAAATTGAAATCCTCCCAGTATTTGATCCAAAGGCAGAGCGTACAGAAGATACTGTACTAGTTAGAATGACAAGAGCAAACTTTAGGTATGATATTTTGGGACACACGTTCACACAAGAACACCCATTTGTAGCAATGCATAAAGATTCTGCTCAAGAAATTTTTGATATAGAGGAGGGGTTTCGTTTAGCCACACCAAAAGAAGTACAGGATTATTACGGCTAATCTTAACAACACAAAATGGAAATTATAGTAGGAACAAATGCTCCAGTAAAGCAAAGAGTCTTTTGGAAAGGCGGCATATCTAGAGCAGATTCACTTCCAACAGTTAAGTTTTATGACATAACTGAAGACCCAGCAGTTGCTCCATCTATTAATCCATTAACTCTTTTACACACACAAACAGCAGAAGAAGTAGACACAGACTTTGGGGTATACAGCGTATACCCACCATTGACTCTTACAAACAGACCTAGATCATTAAAACTAATATGGGAATATCGGGTTGATGGACAGTTAGTAACAAAAGAGCATAAAATTTTTGTTGTAACTCCATACGCAGATTTAACGCAGGCAGCAGATGCATTAGGGTTTGGATTTGATCAATCTGACCCAAACTATAAAACATTTGCTGACTTGGTTGCTGCAGAGCGATATGCTAGAAAGTTAATTGAAAATTATACTGGACAGCAGTTCCATTTATATGATGATGTAAATATTGTTTATTCAACTGGTGCAGATGTTTTACCATTGCCTCAAAAGATTAACCAATTACACGAACTTTATTTAAATGACATGCTTTTGGTTGACACTATTAACAACATTAATAATTTAAATATGCCAGTTTCGGTATCTGAAAGTGGATTTGGGCTAAGAGTTGATAGATCAAACGCTTTAGACAATGTGGTATATTACGCAAACGGAATGATTCCTCCAAGCATTAATGATAGCGGAAGAGGTATATTTGTAAACGGCGGAACATACAGAGTTGCTGGTAGATATGGTTGGCAAAATGTACCAGACGAAGTAGAGCTTGCCTGTATTGAATTAATGAGAGACTTTTTTTCTAAAGATAAAGAGTGGCGCAATAAATACATAAAGAGCATACAGACATTTGACTGGCAGTTCCAATACGATACATCAGCATTTAGCGGCACAGGAAATAACTATGCAGACCAGCTATTGCTACCATACGTCACAAACAAGATGGTAGTTATTTAACATGAACAATCTGGTCGATTCTATTTTCAATATGAAAGTAGATATATATATGCAAGAAGACTATCAGGACCCAAATACTGGTGCTATTAAAAAGTCTTGGATATATGAAAAGACACTCCCTTGTTTTGCAAAAGGAATGATATCTAACTCATCTTCTGCAAGAAGCGGAGACAATAGGTCTATATCAATTAAATATGAAAACACTCAAACTATAGAAATTAGAACACAAACACCAATTACGTATAGACAAAAAATAACTAACATTAAAGATTCTTCCAACAATGTAATATGGTATGAATTAAATTACCCAAATGATACACCCACAGTCTTTGAGATAGTAAGCTCAACACCAATCACAGATCCGTTTGGAACACTTATGGCATACAATTCAATTGCCAAAAGGTCGGAGAACCAGATAATTGGAGACTAACGGAGTAGCACTACTACAAGCAGCCTCTGGCCTAGAAAGATTCATGGTTGGTTCATCTGCCGCTGGAGTTATTAAAGACAGTAACGTAGCACAGATATCTGCATTCTTATATTACCAAGCAAATGTAGCAGCAAAGCTTACGTCAAACAAAGCATTTCAAAGACTTTTTAAAACTACAATATTTAATCAAATAGACAAAGACTTTGGACTATTTATAGACTCTCAAGCACGTACAAAGCCAAAATCATTACACCATGTATATGAATGGAATAAAACTGGTCAGACTACTGGTAGATTATTTAAATTAAACAGAATGGATTCAATTGGACTTTCATTTAAAATTAACTATGATTTAAAATTATCTAAATCTTCCGTGCCGACAAAAAATAGAAAACAAAAGAGTAGATACGTTTTTGCAAATAAAGCTGCAGTAATGGAAAAAGGCATGCCAATTACAATCAGACCAAAATCAGCTGAAAGGCTGGTATTTGAAATTGATGGAGAAGTTGTATTTATGCCAAAGGGCAAGTCGGTTACAGTAAGAAGTCCAGGCGGTAGAGCATCTACCAATCAATTCAATCTTGCATACAGCAGATATTTTAGTGGGCCTATGGTATCTCATTCTATAAAGGCGTCTGGATTTCAAAATATATTTGGATCTAAGTTTGAAAAGGCAATGAGAGTTCCTTCTTCTATATCCAAGGTGCGTTATTCTTTTAGTCCAGGTACAATTAGACTACAGGCGGACTCAGCATTAACTGAACAATTTGGAGGGGTAGCATAATGGTAAACTATAATATAGATGCAATGTATGAAATTAGAAAGCACTTGTGGCAAGAACTGATACTAAATAGTCTAGTTGATCCTAATTCATACTATAGCGATAATTTAGGAGAAGCAATAATTCCAATTATCCCAGTTCAGCAGGCTCCAGAAATGAGTCAATTTTTAAGCGGTAAGACCCACATTGTTTATGACAAGATAGGGAGCACCTACGAAGAGAACTGGATGATATGTTGCGAAAAGATATCATTTACAATTTACTCAGTAGACCATGCTGAAATAAATGCCATTAGGAATATGATGATGGACGTATTTAGAAGAATGGACGATTCAGCCAAAGACTTAAATAGGTCAAGGTCTACAGACAAGATAATATTCCACAATACTTTAATTGTAGACATGTCTCCCACAGAGCCATCCGAGGAGTTGGCAGGCTTTTTAGCCGCAGACGTAATACTAGAAGTTAAATACTCAAGAACAGTGGGGCCAAACGGTAGATTTGATTAGTTTGCCTTTTGGTTGATTGTAAGATAAAATTATACCAAGAGGAAATGAGCCTAGCCAGCTTGATTTAAAGATTTAAAGTAAGTCAATATATATATATATTTATTTAATAATGGAGGTAGTAAAACATGGCAAAGTATAACAATGCTAAAAATATTCTTGTTGGAGCTTCACCGCTTTTCTTGTCTACTAAAGACATCACAACAGCAGGATACGTAGAAAACATGGAGCCTGGTTCAGTTGCAGGCGTAGCTTTCGATAACGAAACTACATCAGGAACCCCAGCAGTTAAGACAGCAGGAAAGTCTTACACAGAAACTCTTAATACAGACGCTACAAACAAGTTTCGTAACGTAGGTTACACAAATAACGGTCTTCAAATTACATACAACCCATCATACGGTTCAGTAACAGTAGATCAGCTTCTTGATACAGCAAAACTTTTCAAGGAGTCAATGGAAGTTATGATCGCAACAGAAATGGCAGAAGGTACTCTCGAGAATATTCTAGCCGTATTTGGTCAGGGAACATCAACTTTATCAACTACAGGATCAAATGCTGCTCAAAAGAGCACACTTGGTCTAGAAGCTGGTGCTCTTGGACAAGCTCCAAATGAGCGTCAATTAGTTGCAGTCGGTGCAGCACCACAAGGTGGTTCAGCATCAGCCGATGGTACACTAGGTTTGATTACTGAGCGTGTATATTATGCACGTCGTGTTCTTTCTGTACAACAGTCACAGTTCTCTTTGGCTCGTAACGCAGCATCTACATTCCCAGTAACATTCCGTTTGCTTCCAGACGGTTCTAAGGTAGGTCAGGAATACGGACTAATCATTGACCGTATCATCTCAACACACGCATAATTAATATACATTAATTAATAAAACCCCCCTAAGAAATTAGGGGGGTTTTATCATTGTATTGGTATTTCTGATATGATACAATAATTAAGACGAGATCCTAGGAGGATTTAAATTGGCAACAACAGTATATGATGTAGAAGAGATTCAACTACAAAATGGCGCAACCGTAAAGTTAAAGCCTTTAACAATTAAAGAGCTTAGAAAATTTATGGCAGCTATTGCAAAGACGGCAGAAGTAACTACAGAAGATGAGACGCTAACCATCCTAATCGATGCTTGTGCAGTAGCACTAGAGAAGCAGCTTCCAGATTTGGTAAAAGATAGAGAAGCATTCGAGGATACCCTTGACGTTCCTACAATTAACCGTATCCTTGAAGTTTGCGGTGGAATTAAGATGGACGATCCAAATTTGTTAGCAGCAGCGGTTCTAGCTGGTCAGAACTAGATCTAGCTGCATTAGAAGGAGAAGTATTTCTAATAGGAAACTATAAGAATTACGAGGAATTGGAAGACAACCTTTCAATGCCAGAATTGATTCAAACTTTTAAATCTATGCAAAAGTCTGAATCAGAAAAAAGAAAGTTTTTGGCCGCAATACAAGGCGTAGAACTTGATGACGCCGAAGAACAAGAAGAAAGCAAGAGCTTTGAAGATGTAAGAAGAAAGGCTCTTGGAATAACTGCAAGTGCATCTGATGTTGTTTCATTACAAGGTCAGTTTGCTTCAGAAGCAGGGTTTGGTATCGGAGCGGGACTCGGATACAAAAAGGAGTAAGTAGTTGGCAGATCAAAATATAGTTACCAACATAACTGCGACGGCTAATTTTTCTAGTCTAACAGCGCAGTTACAAGCGGTTACTTCTCAACTCTTAAAACTCCAAGCTACAACAATTGGTTTAAATAAAAATTTAACTAGCCAAGTTGGAGTAATGAATCGTCAGTTTGACGAAACCATGCGCTCCACTGGCCAGTTTGCCAGACACTTTGTAACATTAACTTCAGACGTATCTAAGTTCGGACAGAACCTAGATAGCGGAAGAATGAAGCTAGGGCAATACTTTAGAACCTGGCAAGGACATACACAAAAAACTAGCTCATTAATTAGAGACTTAGCTAAACAGCAAGTAATGCTTGAGAACGCAATCATACAGCCGTTAGGTAAAAACGCTCAAGGATTAATGCAATACAACGTAATGGTTCAATCTGGACTAGACGCAACAAAAAATAAGTCTGCATTATTAAGACAAGAACTATCCATTATGAACAAGGTAATGATGGATGGATCAAACCAGCTTATTAACTGGGGTAAAAATACTCAGTGGGCAGGTCGTCAGTTAACAGTCGGATTAACTGTGCCTCTAGCAGCATTTGGTATGGCTGCCGCAAAAGCATTTAGACAAGCAGACGAAGAGCTTGTAAGACTTACAAAGGTTTATGGCGGACTAACTGCAACATCAAGCGCTGATCTTCTTAAGGTTCGCAAAGATGTTATGGCATTATCAAAAGAATTAGCTTCTGGACTAGGAGCAAACTTTACAGAAACTATTGCTTTAGCCGCAGATATTGCCGCAACTGGTAAAGAAGGCGTAGACCTTCTAGACTCTACAAGACAAACCACAAGACTTGCAATTCTTGGTGAAGTAGATAGACAAGAAGCAATGAAAGCAACTCTCGCAATTCAAACCGCATTTGGACAAAACACAATGCAGTTAGCAGAGTCAATTGACTTCCTGAACGCCGTTGAAAACCAGACCTCAACAACTCTAGATGATTTAGTAACAGCTATTCCAAAAGCTGGCCCAGTAGTAAAAGCACTTGGCGGAGATGTAGAAGATCTTGCACTTTATTTAACTGCAATGCGTGAAGGTGGAATTAACGCATCAGAAGGTGC